ACTTTTTTCTCAAAAAATTTAAACAACATACACGCGTAAAAAAATGGCAAAAAATTTTGATTTAGATAATATCGCAAAAAGAAATAAAACTTTGAAAGATAAAAAAAAAGAAATTTTTGAAGACTTCAAATTTGAATTACTATCTTATCGCGAAATTGCTAAAAAGTATAATTTGAAACTTTACGACGTTGTTAAATTCTTAAATCAAGATGAATTTAAAGATGAAGTGAAACAAATTAATGATGCTAAAGCTATAAATTATATTGATCAAATTAATGATGAAATTGACAAAATCAAAGATGATTCAAGCAACGCTACAGTCGCAAAACAACGAATGAAAGCAGAAACTTTTAAATGGCTTGCTAAATGTACAGCCCCCAGGCTTTTCAATGAATCTTTTCAAGTTGCTTTAGTCAATAAAGAAATCGATCAAAATAAAGAGCAAATCGAATTTAATATAACTTTAAATAATAAATAGCTTGAACATTGAGCTCCACAAACGCCAAAGCGACTGCTTCACATCTACAGCTACTGAAATTCTTTATGGTGGAGCGGCAGGAGGGGGTAAATCTCACGCAATGAGAATTATCGCAATATTTTATGCTTTAAGCGTGTCAAATATTCAAATTTACTTGTTTCGTAGATTAAGTGAAGATCTTAAAAAGAATCATTTAGACGGCTCTAGCGGGTTTACTAGCTTGCTAGCAGAATATATTGAGAGCGGTTTTTGCAGAATAAATGCAAGCACTGCACAAATTATTTTCAAGAATGGATCGAAAATTAATCTTTGCCATTGTCAATACGATAAAGATGTCTTAAAATACCAAGGGGTTGAAATTAATTTGCTCTTGATTGATGAATTAACACATTTTAGCGAATATATTTATAAATTTCTTAGATCACGGGTAAGACTTGGCGGTCTAGTTATTCCAAAAAATTTAAAGCAATCTTTACCAAAAATTATTGCTTCTAGTAATCCCGGGGGAGTTGGTCACGAGTTTGTTAAATCTTATTTCATTGAAAATAAAGAGCCGATGAAACTCTACAGAATGCAAAAAGAGGAAGGGGGAATGCTTAGGCAATTCATACCAGCTAAGCTCTCAGACAACCCAACGATGACTGAGAATGATCCGCTTTATGCTGAGAAACTTCTAGGACTTGGTGGAGCATTAGCTAAAGCAATGTTAGAAGGTGATTGGGACGCTATCGAAGGAGCTTATTTTGATAATTTTGATGCAACAAAACATATTGTTGACTATGTGAATATTCCCCACGACTGGTTTAAAATTCGTGCGTTTGATTGGGGTTATTCTAAACCTTTTTGCGTGCTTTGGGGTGCTGTTAGTGATGGCTCACTTGTTAATTGTGGAGGAGTAAAAAGAAGCTTTCCAAGAGGTGCAATAATCATTTACCGTGAATTTTACGGTTGCACTGGTAAAGCTAACGAGGGCTTAAAAATGGGAAGTGCTGAGATTGCTAAAACAATAAAAGAATTGCAAATGGGCGAAAAAATGGATGACATGAGAGCTGACCCTGCAATATTCGATGTTTCATCTGGTCAATCAATAGCAAATCAGTTTGAAGCTCAAAATATAGGTTGGCTTCCCGCCGATAATAAAAGAGTAGCAGGTTGGCAACAAATAAGGGCAAGGCTTACAGGAAATGAAGATGGGCAACCGCTTTTATACATCACTAAGAATTGCAAGAATCTACTTAGAACATTGCCAACCATGCAATATGATAATTCTAAGCCCGAAGATCTTAACACGGATATGGAGGATCACGCAGTTGACACTTTAAGATATTTATGCATGACTAAACCAATTATTCCTGCTGAGATAAAAAAACCAATGACGCTACAAGAATCAATCAACAAAGAGCTGGAAATTCAAAAATTAATTGATAAAATCAAAGAAGAAAATAAACTGTTGACAAAAAGAAAAAGATAATTATATTCAAAAATTATGAACATGAATCAAATTGAAACACAAGACGAGTTAACCACTGCAAAAGGCGAAAGAGCCTTGATTGATATTTGGCGAAGAGAAATTGACAATGCTAAAAGTTATCACGAAAAATCAAAAGAAACAGCAAAAAAATTTCAAGATGTTTATGATTGCCAAGAAAATGAAAATAACAATGCTGATAATTATCCAATTTTTTGGAGCAATACCCAAGTTTTAAAGCCATTACTTTTTAGTAAACTTCCAAAAATTAACATTGCTCAAGCTAATTATAACAATGATGAAATTGCAAGAGTTTCTAGCGAATTGGTAGAAAGATTGTTAAATTATCAATTAAAAGAGTCAGACGCTGAAAATCAAATTGAAAAAGTTAGAGATTCTTATTTAATCCAAGGAATAGGCATTCCAAGAATTGTATTCATACCGCCAGAGCCGTTGGAAATAAAAACTAAAGTTAAGAAAAAAATTAAAGTTGAGAAACCCGAAAAAGAAAATGAAGATGATAGCGAAGTTGAAGATGATAGTAATAAATCAGACATGGAAGAAGACGCTCAAGAAATGGAGGTTGAGGAAGAAGAAACTTCTTATGATGTTGATGAGTCAAAAAAATCTTTTACAATTGAATTTGTTGATTATCAAGATTTTCTTAAATCAACTGAAAAAGAATGGAAGAAATTGAGATGGGTTGCTTTTAGAAAATATTATTCAAGAAGGGAATTAGTTGAATATTTTGGCAAAAAAGGTGAGGAAGTGCCAATGACCAATAAGAAATTTGAATACTTACAAGAAGAAAAAGAAGATCTTTATAAGCTTTGTGAAGTCTGGGAAATATGGGATAAAGAAAATAAGGTTTGCCATTTTATTACTTTTGCTGGAGATGGCTTTGTTTTATCAAGTGAGGGAGATGGATATAATCTTAAAAATTTCTTCCCAATTCCAATGCCAATGGGTCTCAATGAATCATCTAAGTTATTACCTCTACCACTTTATCGTCAATATAAAAAACATGCTGAGAATTTAAGTGAAATTGATGATAGAATAGCTAGCTTAATTAAACAAGCAAAATTTACCGGTGCTTATACATCTTTTGCTGAACAAGCAGATGTTGAAAATATTATGAATGGCGAAGATGGGCAATTTAAACCGCTTAAAACTACTGCCAATATTGATGATGCTAGAAAATTAATAGTATTTAAACCACTTGCCGAGATTGTTAACACTATCACAGCACTAAGACAAGAAAAACTTGCTTTAAAAGCTGATATTCAGGAAATTACGGGATTAAGTGATATTGTTAGAGGCTATTCTGTGGCAAGTGAAACGGCAACGGCTCAACAGCTAAAAGGTAATTTTGCAATTTCTCGTATTCAACCATTACAAAAAGAGGTTGAATTTACCATTAGAGATACTTTAAGATTGTTAGCTGAATTAGCAGTTGAAAAATATTCAATTGAAGAATTGATGGAACTAACTGGTCTAAAAATTCATGATGTTGAAAGAATCAAAGAAGCAACACAAATGAAGCTTGATGCTCAAGTTCAAGAAGCTCAATCTATGTTAGATCCTAAAGATCCGCAATATCAAGAAAAACTTCAAATGTTATCCGCCCAAGCTCAAGCTGGTTATAAAAAAACAATGGATAAAATTATGGAAGATCTAAAAGGTTTTGCTATTGAATATAAAGATTTAGGTAAACTTGAAAAAATGCTCAAAAGTGATAAATTAAGATGCATAAATATTGATATTGAAACCGACTCAACAATTAAGATTGATCAAAACCAAGAAAAAGCTGATAGAGTCGCTTATATTCAAACAATTTCTGGAATGGTTCAAGCAATGTCTCCAGTAGTTCAAAGTGGAGTAGTTTCAAAAGATGCATTAAATGAATTTATAATTTTTGCAAGTAAACCCTTTAAAGTTGGTAGAAATCTTGAAAATTTCTTAAGAAATGATGAAGAAGATGTTCCAGATGCTCAAGAAATGTTAGCTCAAATGGAAATACAAATGAAGCAACAAGAATTACAATTAAAACAACAAGAAGTAATGGGTAAATTGCAAATTGAACAACAAAAAGTTGATGTTGAAAAAGCTAAATTGCTAAATCAACAAAATGAATTTGAAAGTAAACTTGAATTTGAAGATGTTAATAGACAAGCTGATAGAGAAAGCAAAAGACTTGATTTAAAAGTTAAAGCTGGAACTGAAATTGTCAATGAACAAATTCGCAATGCTAACCAACCAACACAAATATGATAGAAACTTGTTATTTTACTTGCCCAATAAAAGGAAAGATGCTTGCAATCTATTTTGATGAAAAAGATGAAATTAATTTTGAGTTTTTAAAACAATTTCATAATTCAGATAAAATTGATAGATATATTGAACTCATTTTAAGAAAGGATAAAAAAGAGTTTGTTGAAGGACTAATAAAACAAGAGCTTACAAACAAAACTGTTGTTGAAGAAATTCTCAACGAATTATTTATTAAAAATTTAAAACCAAAATCTATATTTTATGCCATTAAAGAAAGGTTCATCAAAAAAAGTGATTTCTGCTAACATTAAAAAAGAAATGAAAGCAGGAAAACCGCAAAAACAAGCAATCGCTATTGCATTATCTAAAGCAGGTAAATCTAAAAAAAAATAATAATGTATTATCTGTTAAGAAGTAAAGACCAAAAAACCATTACTGCAGGAGCTTCAATTCCTGATAAATATTATGCTGTAAAAGAATATACTATTCCATTTGATTTTAATAAGTTTTTAAAAGATTCAACGCTAGAAGAAGCTAAATTAAGTTTAAGGGGGGTAAAATTTGCCTTAGAAATAGATCCAAATAATAAATATTATTCTGAACAATTAAAAAAACAACAAGAAATAGTAAATAATCTTTTGGAATATGACAACTAAACGACTTACTTATATTAATGGAAAAGCTAACTGGTTAGAAATAGAAGTTTGTTCAATAAAAAAATTACCCGAAGGCTTAAAAGAAGATTTGACAATTGATGGCTACATTAATAAATATGGTTCAATTTATAACCACGCCGATGGTAAAAATTATACTACTAAAAAAAGTTATTTTGACGCTCTAAAACAAACAGGGCATCATATTAAAGACTATAAATAAAAGTACTTGACAATTATTATTAACCAATTATTTTACTATGCCAACAGAAAACTACAAAAACGAAATGCTTGAATTAATCAAGCAAAATGTTGATAATCAAGAGCAACAAGCTGTTGAAAATCAAAATGAAATTGTAGAAAATACTTCTAATGAGAAAAATCAAGAAATTGAAACATCACAAGAAGAAGAAACTGAAAATAATGAGAGCCAAGACGAAAAATTAGAGTTAAATCTTGATAAAGAATTATCTGGATTACCTAAAGAATTAATCGAAGCTGTCAAAACATTTAAAGACCCTGAAGATAGGGAAAAAACAATAAAAATTGCTAAGGAACAGCGTGCAAGAGAAGACAGGCTACATCTCCAATTAGGCAATACAAAAAAAGAGCTTGAAAATGTAAGTGGATTGTTAAAAAGAATAGAAACAAATCCCGCTGAAACTTTAAAAGCTTTAGCTGAAAGAGTTGGTTTTGATATAAACCAACTTGTAAATCAAGATCCTGTTCAAGACGAGTTATATTATACTCCTGAAGAGATGATTGAAAAAAACGCTAAAATTGCTCAAATTATACATCAAGAATCTTATAAATTATTACAGGACGAAGTAAATAAAAGAGAATCAAAAGAACTATTGGCTGAATTTTTAGAAGATACTTCACATAGCGAAGAATTAATTGCAAATTACCAACAAGAATTTGTTAATTTTTATAATTATGAATTACAAAAAAATGGTATTCAAGATTATTATCCTCAAAAAATTAGAAAACAAGCACTTAAAACTGCCTATATTAAACTTGAAAGATTGCAACCTGATTATGAAGAAAAAATTAGAGCAAAAATTTTAAATGAAGTAAATGGGCAAAAAAAGGAAAAATTTGATGAAGCTAAAAAGCAACAAAAAATTTCTAAGCCTGTTTCAAATGCTAAGCCAATGACTTATGAGGAAGAACAAAAAGCTTTAATCCGAAAATATTTATAAAACATTATAAATTTTAAATATTTAATTATATGCCTGGAAATTCAAATTATACAAATTTAATTTCATCTACTTTAGATAAGTTTATGAAAGATAAAATTACCTCTTCGGTAATTGGTAATAACGCACTACTTAAAGCTTTACAAAATAAAGGTAAAATCGTTCATGAAAACGGCGGTAAAACCTTTATTGAAAACATTGCTTATTCTTCTAACTCAACTGTTCAATGGCAAGATCCAACAGATCTTCTTGACA